GGTAAATCAATCTCTACTTCTTCGATTTCATTCTTTTCTTCGTCAGACATTCATCACATCTCCTGGTTCAAGAATCGTCGCAATGACTTCATCATCGTTAATAATCCGGATTTCCCCGCCATCAATCTTGAATCGGGAACCCGCATAGCGGCCAATACAAACCCACTCACCTTCTTTACACCAAGGTTCGCAATCACCAAACTTAGCAGGATCTTTATACGCCAACGGCCCGATTTTAAGAACGTAAGCCACAACAGTAGCCAGTTGTTCCCGTTGCCGGATCTCATCTGGGATATATATCCCACCTTCAGTGGTAGATTGACCCTGATAAGGCATCACAAGAATCCGCCATCCAGTAGGAGTTGGCAGTCTTTCTTTTAATGATTTATCGAGGAGGGAGGGGTCTAGGACGCGGTTCGACTCTTCAACATAGGCGTTTTCGAGTGATGGTCCATCTTTCTTCGGTTCTTTCGCAGTCTCTTCAGCAGCTAAACTAGCGGCGACGTGCTCCGGAACTAGCAAGGAGGTCTTCGACATCGTCTTCACTTTTCTCCAGCAGGGTCTTTATTTCGTCGATGGCAGTAGCAATACCCTGAAGCTCACCTACCATACTGCGATATTGCTCATAGTTCTGAGCAATACCGTTTGCCAATTGATCCCGTAAATCGAATTCACGTTCTCGTAGGACTTTATACAATGATTGTGCGAATTGAACAACATCCATTATAAAATATCTTGTTTGTTGTACATGACGTCATCATCTTTGATAGGGCCGCCCTCTTCCCATGAATCACAGGTGTTTGTTGCTTGGCAAACAAACTTGAGGAGCTGGCAGTAACCAACCTCGGACTCTTCCTCCGCGTCGATACACTCCATCATTGATGATGTTTGGTTGTAATATTCACAGTTGCCGCACACTTCAGATAAACGAAAACCGCCATCGTTCTGCGGATCACGGTAGTTTGCTTCTTCTACAGCCGCCTGTTTATTCGCTTCGTTGATTTCTGGATCTTGCGTAGCAACAGGGCAGTTCTTTCCGTCTTCGCTTTCTTCCATCTTATCAACAGGCATACCGCCCATTGTGATCGTGATGCTGTACATTAGTATGTTCCGCTAAACTTTCTGCCGGTCAACTGAACACAGCCGCCCTTGCTGTAACCTTTAACCATCCCGCCATCGCGATAAGTTTCGGTCTTACCTTCACGGCGACGTTCATACCGCATCGCATCTTCCAGAGCGTCTGGTTCTTTTCCTGATACAGGCTCCATTGGAACACGGGCATACTTAACTTTTTGATCGGTGTATGCGTCTTCCATCGCTGCAGTTTTTTCGGTTTTAGTAACCTTACCGCCTTTTTTAAACCCAGGAACACCAGCTCCTCTCAAAAAGTCTTTTCTAGTGACCTTTCCATCACCTGTTAAATCTGTAAGTTTTTTCTTACCCGGCATCACTTCTTACCTTTCTTGTCCAAGAAACCTTCAACAGCACCACCACCAAAGTAAAAGCCTAAGATGATCAGCATCGCGTAGTTAATACTAAACTGCTCCATAACTTTTGTCACTGCATCGGAATCCCCCTGTCCGGACAATGTCATGCCAAGAACCAGAAAGTAGCTTCCAATAAAAGTCAAACCAAACATCAAAGCCAAATATCGTTGGGCAATCTTGAATGGAGCGTAAGCATTCATCAGGTCAATCTTGGCTTTTGACTTAGCCGCTATCTCTTCTTCCGTGGATGTGTGCATGTCGTCAATAAGATCAATCCCTGCCTTAATGACTTTCTCTGACCCAAGAATTTTACCAATTACACCAATCATGGTTTTCTCCAGTGTTACTGCATTGTGATTTGATTTGTCTGAACACAAATTGCATCATAGTTCATCTTTGGTTGTGGTGCAGATTGCATTACAGCTTCCCGCGCCTCAAAACACTCTTCCATCGTCATGTAATGACCTTGCGGCATTACATAATACCGTTCAGTTTCCAATAATAAAACAAATAGTACCCATGTGATCATGTCTATACTCCCTGACTCTTGCGAGCCTGTCGTATACGATTAAGTCTGGTTTCGATCCGTTCGAGGGCTTCTGCCAGTCTATAGATGGATGCTCCTTTGAACTTGCCTGGGCAGGTGTTAAGGGAGACACAACGTCGGGCTTCCTCCAAGCAGGATGAAAAGGACTGATAAACAGGTCGCTCATTCATTGCCCGTTTTTAAGACTAATAAGCCAAAGTAAAAAGGCCACGGCCCCGCCCAACATACCGAGAGTAAAAACGCCAACAGCACTATACAAAAGTGCTCTCTTAATGGCTTTTTTCTTAGCCAGTACACGAGCCTTTTCACGTTCTATTGCTTTCCGCTTGAGTTCTTTCCGGTTAGCCATGAATTTTTGATAATCATCCCAAAGACCGGCACGGCCTTGGTAGATGAAAAGTTGCTTTATTTCAGCTTCATGATTACGGATGCGTTCGAGTTCAAAAAACGCCGACATGTCTCCATCTTGGGCGTCTTTTTCTAACTGTTCTTTTGCATCTGAGAGTTTGACGAGATGAGGGCCCATCTCGCCAACGGACTGGATGTGCCCGCAAAGTTCTTTGACGGCCCCAATCGCTTCATTTGCAATTTTAACTGCAGCAATGGCCTCAAAGAGCATCGCAGCATCTCCTATGTAGTATTACGTCTCATCATATTCTCTCTCTGCATGGCAATGCGCTCCATGTTTACGTCATTGCGGTTTTCCGCGATTTCTTCTTGAGATTCAATTCTAGCAGCATCTGTCGCAGCTCGCTGCATCATTTTTTGTCGCTCAATTTCTAGATTGGCTTGATCTACTTTAGACCTGCGCTCTACATCGGCTGCTTTAATTGCAAGCTCTTGTTGACGTATTGCAACTAATGGGTCTTGTTCACCCTGCTGTTGCGGGTTGATTTGTTGCATGACTTGAGCAAGCAATTCAGCCTGAACCTGTGCTACGCGGGTTTCAATCTGCTCAGGCGGAATCTGAGGTTGAATTTGAGCCATACGGGGATCAATTGCGCCCATTTGAGCTGCACCCTGTAACTCAAGTGTTGCCTGCTTAATCTCTTCTTCCACCATTGTGCGAGCCTTAAATGCAATGTGCTCTTGGATATGCGCCAAAAACATGCCGTAAGCTTGCGGAGAGGCCTGTACAAGGGGTGTTTGCATTAGGACAACGTGAGCCATGATATGCGCGTCATGATCCTGTTCAGGGAACGCCTGTAAGAGCTGGCCGCTTAACCCACGAGCGTTTTCAATTGCCGGGTCAGTGGGCTGTGGCTGTGGTGGCGGTGGCAAAATTTCTTCAATGTTCTGTACTTCTAACGCTTGGTACATACGCTTGTACGCGGCGTGTAGATTGTGCATTTCTGGGTTCGACTGCGCTAACTGCAACTGAGTCTGTGCCAGTGTGACACGCTGTGCCATTGAAAAAATGTTGGGATCAGAGACGGGGACAACATCAATCCGATTGTCGAAGTCCGATTGCATAATCTGACCATCACCACCCGCAACCATATACGGGTAAACAGGTGGCATATAATCGCGGATAATGCCAGCAAGTAACCGGAACTCGTTTTTCTGTGCATAGTGCAACCGCTTATGGATCGCACTCATGACTTTCATGCCACGCTCAAGTAGCGCGACTGTCGTTCCTACTGGCTGTTGTTGTGAACCCGGCGTTGCTTGCTGTTGATCAGCAATCGAAACAAATCTGCGCCCAGATTCAATAAGAACGCCCAGAAGCTGCCCAAGCGTTGCGGACGGCTCTTTGTATGGGAGTGGGATAATTGAATTCCGTATGTCACCGCCAGGAGCATCAATGTCCCTGAATTCACCGGGGGCAATTGGCTCATCGTCGTTACGAACGCGGATACCCCGCGCCTTGAATCCGGCTGGTAGGTTGGATAACGTGCCCGCATCGATCAACTGCCTCAAAATTGAAGTGGCTGCTTTGCCCAGCCCTCCAATCATGTGGATCAAGCCGAACCCATAAAACCCTAACCCAGGCAAGAACTTGTAATGCACGAAATACTGTTGCTTGCGCTTTAGTGGATCGCCTTCTTCATAGTTCCTACGGATTGACAGCACTTCACCAGACCCTTGGTCAATGGTGACAATGTACGGGAGTTTGATCCCCGTGGGCTCGTCATTTTGATCTAAGTCTTCAAAGCCTTCAATATCTAAATCTGTGTGTATTTCAAGAATAGTCAGGACATCATCTGTCTGCTCAGATTTTTCTATCCCCTGAATCTCACGAATCTTATCCGTAACCTCGTTATCTTCCTCGTCATACCCAGTTTGAATATCAACATCTCTGTAGACACCAGCAACCTGTAACTTGCGAATTTGATTTTCATCCATGTGGAGCACATGCGTAATACGCGATGAAGTTGCAAGATCAGTCGTCGTGTAGGGGACAACCAAGTCTTCGGCAGGCACAAATCGAGAAACCGGTCTCTGTCTTGTCTCGTCATAGTAAACCTTCTTAAAGGTAGATCCGCACAAAGGCAAATAGAACAACATCTGATCCGTATCTGGATCATATTCTTCCATCACTTCTGTGATCATGTAGTTCATGAAATCTTTAACGCGTCCTGCCTGCGCTTCAACTTCAGGGGACTTAGCACCAATAATGTTGGTGCGTACCGGGCCTCCTGCCGGTAGTAATTCTTTGTAAGCTTGTGCCTGAAACTGTGTAACAGACTCAGAAATAATTGGGTGTGTTACTCCTGATGCCCCTTGAAAGGGTTGGCTACGCTCTTGCGTTTTGACTCCGAGCAAGTCGAGACCCTGAGTGTAGGCTTCTTGCCACTCGTTTCTTGAATCTTGATCGTCTTCGACTTTTGCTCGAAGGTCGCTCGATATTTCACCCAAGATTGATTCATCAAGAATTTCAGCAAGGTTGGCATTATGGTCGTATTCTTCTGTGACAACTTCGGCTCCTTCCGTCCCCATGAGCGCCTGAATAATCGCGCCACCTGCGCCATCATCCATAACTTCTGCACCACCCTCAAACTCTTCAGGCTCAGGTACATCAATTTCCATTCCAGGGACAGCTTCGATTGCACTGTCAATCATGCCCTGCATCTGATTTGGAGGAATTGACATTAAAATACTCCCTTAAACGAACTTTTACGGCTCACACGAACAAAACCACCATTGCGATAGTTGCCATCGCTCCCCGGGCGCTTATTCGTTACATTTACTAGGTCTGGCTCAAAGCTTGGGTCAACGACACCTTCGTTAGCTCCTCCACCAATAACACCCAAACCTTTTAACTTGTTCAACACTCGCTCAGGCATCGGTGCGCGGTGCTTGCCACTTGAATCTGGGGCCTGTCCCCGTGCAACTGCTTCACTTAACTGACCTGAAACTGGTGCGGCACTGTGTTGCGTAGGCCTACCCGAAGTCGGCGTTAAATCTGCCACCCGCATGTTGTAAGATTGACCACCTTCACTAACAATCACTGCTCGACGGCTTTTGGGCGGTCCAAAAACATTCCGGACAGTACCTTTTGTACCGTCTGGCATCATAACCTTACCGCCAACGACCATTTTAGACCGTCCGACGCGCTCACCGCCTTGTGTGTAGTTCTGTCTTTTCCGTGCCATCAGTAATATTCTCGCATTTGCGGTATATGTAACGAATCATCGTCTTCTTCGCCAGCAAGTGAAATAAATCCACCCTGACGGAAACGAATCAATGCCATTGTCATGCTATCAACAAGGTCATCGTAGTCTCCCATTGGAAATGCAGCGCATTCTTCAATGACTTCGTCAGCAAAAGACTTTTCCGGTGCCCAAACCATACCCGCTTCAAACAAAGGTGCGACAGTATGCATCCGGGTTACCTTATCACGGCCTTTGGAAGGAGTATAATTCAATACAGGGATACCTGTCCTGCGTAATTCATCCGTTAAAGGCGTACCTGTGGCCTTGGCTTCGATCAAAACCATGTCTGGTTCCCAATAATCATGCTCCTCGAGCGCAATTTCTTTCAATTCTGGGAAGTTCCATCGTCCTTTCCGCGCATCCAAGAGGATAATGTGGTCTCCGCCACCTTCTTCTGGCTCAAAAACTCCCCACGTCGTGATTGCTGAGTAATCTGCCGTCTCTTTCTTCGAGAACGCAGTATCATAGCTCTGCATGACATACTTAACCGGCGGAATATCTTCTTTTTCCCAAACACGCCACCACTCCTTCTTAACAATTGCACCTTCCGACGCTGTCGGCTGCTGTTGCCACTGTGCATTCCACTTCGCAAGCGGTAGCGCAGCTTTGACTTTCAATAAATCGTCTTTATTCCAGAACTCAGACCATAATGGCTCGTCCGATGGCATGATTGCGGGAAATTCGACTACTTCCCACTCATCCGACATCACGTCTTCGCCCTGTGCTTTGAGCAAACGACCGGTCAAATCCTTAGTTCCCCACCGAGTCATGACCACAATGATGGCTCCGCCCGGTTGCAAACGCTGTCGAGGACCAGATGTGTACCATTCATATGCGTGATCGAACGCAGTTTCGCTCAATGCGTCCTGTTCCGAGTGCGGATCGTCAATAATAAACAGGTCAGCACCACGACCTGTGACCGCGGCACCCACACCAGCGGCAAAATATTCGCCTCCAGCGGCAGTTCCCCATCTTCCGGCTGCTTTATCATCACTTTTTAACATTGTGTTTGGGAAAACATCACGATATGTGTCACTTCCCATCAAATCACGCACTTTACGGCCAAAACGAACGGCCAGTTCGGTGTTGTGCGTCGCCTGAATGATCTTTAACTTCGGATTTCGGCCCAAAAACCATGCAGGCATCAGGTAGGATGCGAATTCTGACTT